TATCAAAAAAGGATTCAAAAATTCAATCGTTGGAATCTGAATTAAAAAGGATTCGTATAGACGAAACATTAGTAAATGTAGCTAGTGGCATGAAAGCTGTTAAACCAGCAGAAGTGAAACAACTACTTAGAAATAATGTTAGACTAAATGAACAAGGTTCTGTTGAAGTTATCAACGAAGATGGGACTCCTAGATACTCAGATAAAGGCGAACCAATGACAGTAAATGAATTGGTAAGCGAATACTTAAAGAACAATCCACACCATGTTTTATCTACACCATCAGGTGCAGGTAGCAAGGGACAGATTGGTGGTTCTTCGCCAAAGACAGTAAATATTGGTGATCTTGATTTAAGTAATCCTAATGACAGAAAAGTTTATGCTGACATGAGGAAACAACGAGAACAAGGTATATTTAAAATGAAAATAACTAACAACAACAACAAACTATAAAAAACTATGGCAAACGAAACAACAAGTTCAACACTAAGTGAACTTTTTACGAATATAACTCAAGAAGCTATATTCACATTCCAAGAAACTTCAGTTATGAGACCACTTGTAACTACTTACCCAATAAGTGGTTCAGGTAAAACTATTGAAGTTCCTGTGTACCCAACAATTAGTGCTTCAGCAGTAAACGAAGCATCTGATTTATCTAATACAGCAGTAAACCCTACTTCAGCTACTATCACAGCTTCTGAAGTTGGTGTTATGACAACTTTAACTGACTTAGCTAGAGATTCAGCTAGTCGTAATGTTGGTGCTGACATTGGAAAATTATTCGGTGAAGCAATCGCTAAAAAAGTTGATACTGATTTAGCTGGTTTACTAGACGACTTTGCATCTGCAAACGATCAAGGTGGTGCTGGAACTGAACTAACTGCTGACTTGCTTTTCAAAGCACAAGCGATTTTAAGAAGTGCAAATGTACCTGCACCTTACTACGCAGTGTTTCACCCTAAAGCAACTTTCAATTTAAAGAAAACTTTAACACAACCTGCTTACACAACATCAAGTTCAGGTTATGCTATTTCTGATATTGGAAATGAAGCTTTAAGAAATGGATATATCGGTAGAATTGCTGGTATTGATATTTTTGAAAACGCAAATATTTCTATTGATGCTTATGACGATTCATTCGGTGGAGTATTTCACCCACAATCTATCGGATTGGCATTAAAAGAAGATTTCAAAGTTGAAACTCAAAGAGATGCGTCTCTAAGAGCAACTGAGATCGTAGCTTCTATCACTGTTGGTTCTGGTGTTCTAAAAGACACTTACGGAGTAACAGTTAAAGTTGATACAGCTCTTTAATTAATAAATCGGTGGGGTGTAAAAGCCCCACCAACTAAACGGAATTAACTATGGCTAATTTTTCTACAGATTCAGATTTAACATTTTACCAACCAGATATTTTAACTTTTGGAATAGCAAACTTTACTTCTCCAAATGATTACCACGCACAAGCAAGAGCAGACATTGAAAGAGATTTAAGAATAAGATGGTTTCCAGTTTACTCAAAGGAAACTTATAGAGATATAGCAATACTAAACACAACTGAAATGGACGCAACTTTATTAACTGATGCACAGTTTAAAAGAGCATCTGTATTTAGAGTAATAGGTTTTTATGCTTGTCCACAACTTACTAAATTTAATTCAAATGATAACCCAGATAGATTCCAAGTTATGATGAAACACTATCAACAAATGTATGCTGATGAAATGGAGTCTATTTTAAGAGATGGTGTTGAATATGATGCTGATGATTCTAATACAATTCAAGACGCAGAAAAAGCACCTTATCATAGACTTAAACTAATTAGATGAAGATTACTGTTGAGGATAATTCATTACAAGTTGCTAGAAACTTTGAAAAACAAGTAAGAGAACAACCTCTAATAGTTAAGACTGCATTAGGCAGAACTGCTGAGTTCTTAATGGGTCTAATCAAACAAAGAACTGCAAGAGGTATCAATGCAGATGGTAATTCATTCCCACCATACACAGAAGCTTATAAAACATTTAGACAACAAGCTGGGAGACAAACACAATATCCTGATCTTAATTTTTCTGGTCAAATGTTATCAAACATAACTCAAAGATCACAACCAACACAAGCTATTATTTATTTTGCAAATAAATTCCAAAATGTTAAAGCTTTAGGTAATCAAAAGAAACGTAAATTCTTTGCTATTGGTGCAAGAGAGATTCAACCAGTAATGAATGTATTTATGCAAACATATAAAAAACTTAGTAAGATATGAGTAAACGAGAAGATATAGCATCTAATATAGTAACAGCAATTTCAACTGGCACATCTCCAATAACTTTAAAGAAGGTTACTAGAGAACCTTTTAATGTTGATGAATTATCTGAACAACAATATCCAGCTTGTTTCGTACAATCAGGAAACGAAGTAAGATCAGATGAAACAATGACTTCAAGCACTATTACAAGACAAGCAACTGCTGATTATGTAATTGTAGGATATGTAAAAGGAACTCCAACAAATATTGATACAAAACGTAATGAGTTAATAACTACGATTGAAACTAGACTAAATTCTGATAGAACACGAGGTGGATATGCAAAACAAACTCAAGTAGTAGAAGTTTCTACTGATGAAGGTGTTTTGTTTCCAATAGGTGGTATCAGAATGGTAGTGCGAGTAATGTACCAATACACTTCTGGCACACCTTAACATTAACTAAACAAGGAAAACAACATGGCAACTCATACTGGTTCAGAAGGAACGATTAAAGTTAGCACTACAGTAGTAGGCGAACTTAGAAGTTATACTTTAGAACAAACTGCTGACACTATTGAAGATACTTCAATGGGAGATACTTCAAGAAGTTACAAAAGTGCTTTAAAAGGTTGGTCTGGTTCTGCGTCATTATTTTTTGATGAAGCTGATGCTGGTCAATTACTTTTAGTTTTAGGAACTGAAATAGCATTAAAAGTTTACCCTGAAGGTGCTTCATCTGGTGATAAATATTACTATGGTCAAGCAATCATTACAGGTAGCAATATATCTGCATCTTTTGATGGAATGGTAGAAGCTGAAGTAACATTTACTGGAACAGGTGTATTAACACTTGGAACTGCGTAATTAATTATTAATTAGAAAAGGAAGATATGAACGTAATAGATAGAGTGAAGGCACAATTTGAATCTTTAGGCATTAAAAAGATTGAGGTAGCTGAGTGGGGCGAGGAAGGCAAACCTTTAATAATATACTGCTCACCATTTACATTAGGAGAAAAAAGAAACCTATTTAAAGGTGCCAAGAATGATGATCTAGCAGTATTAGTAGATGCAATCGTTTTAAAAGCAAAAGACTCAGAAGGAAACAAATTATTTAAGCTAGATGACAAGCTAACATTATTGAATAATGCTGATGCAAATGTTATAGCTAGAGTAGCAACAGAAATGTTGAATGGTGTTTCTTACGAGGAAGCTGAAAAAAAGTAAGAACTGATACAGAGTTATATTCTATACTTGCTCTTGGTCAGGAATTAAACAAAAGTATAGAAGAAATTTGTCTTATGACACAAGACGAGTTTTATTATTGGATAGCTTACTTTAAAGTGAAGGCAGAAAAAGAGAAACTTTATAATGGCAGATCAGCAACTAAACATAAAACTTAATGTTATAGATAATGCTACAAAAGCTTTCGTAGAAATTAAAAACTCAATCTTTAATTTAAGAAATGCTTTAATTGGTTTAGGTGGTGGAGTTGCTTTAAGAGGTTTGGCTAAAGTAGGAAGCGAAGCAGAATTAACAGAAAATAAACTATCATTCTTATTTGGTTCTGTAGAAAAAGGTTCTCAGGCATTTAAAACATTAAATTCATTTGCAAGTAAATCACCATTTGCATTTCAAGATATAATTTCTTCTGCTGGTAATTTAGCAGTAGTATCTAAAGACTCAGAAGAACTAGCAAGAAATTTACAAATAGTTGGTAATGTATCTGCAATAACTGGATTAGATTTTCAAACATCTGCTGAACAAATATCAAAAGCTTTTACAAAAGGAATTAACTCAGCAAGACTTTTCCAAGACAAAGGTATTGCTAGTTTATTAGGATTTCAAAATGGTGCTGAAGTAAGTGCATTTGCAACACAAGAAGCTTTTGTTAGAGTATTTGGAACTGGTGGTAGATTTGCACAAGCTTCTAATGTTTTATCAAATACATTTCAAGGAACATTAACTAAGATCACTAACTCATTTGTTAAATTTCAAAATGATATTAACAAAGGTGGTTTCTTTAATTTTATAAGTTCAGGATTATCAGTAATAAACGATAACCTAGACAAAAACAGTGCAACACTACAAAAGTTTGCTATAGCATTTGGAGAGCAATTAACGAAAGCAATAAAAGGTTTATTATTAGGTACTGGTTTAGTTATTGATGCTGTTGCACCTATATTTAAGTTTGTAGCAAGTGGTATTGAAGGATTGTTAAAAGCTTTAGATGCACTTCCAAGTGGTGTTAGAGAATTAGGTGTTATAGGATTTTTATTATTAGGAACTGGTGGAAAGTTAATAGCATTAGCACTTGGTTCATTATTAGATCAACAAAGAAAATTTGTAGAACAATTTAGCGATCAAAAATTCTTCTTAGAAAAAAACACAGGTGAGTTAAATAAACAATCTGGTGCTTATGGAGTTATTAAAGAATTCTTAAATGAAATAGATTTAAAAACACAATCTATTAATGAAAAAAACCAGCAAAAGAATGAACTAATTAATAATGCTAATAGTGGTTTGCAAAAAGAATCAAGTCTATTAGATGAAATTATAGAAAAGTTTGGAAGAATTAATACTGAAGCTTTAGATCAGCTTAAAAAAACATCTGATGTAGTAGTACAAACTCTTAATCAAGGTATAAAAGATTTTTCAAAAGGTATTGCACAATCTATTGTTTTAGGAAAGTCTTTAGGAGAAGCTTTAAAATCTGCAGTACAAAATGCTCTAGTAAATATATTAGCAACTCAAATTGAAATATTAATTAGAGAAGGATTAAAATTAGCTGGTCTTAAATTACAAACAGCAGAAATTATAAAACAAAATGCTTTACTATCTCAAAGACAAGCTATTGGTGGTGGTGATGATGGTGGATTATTTGGTTCTTTATTAAGTTTTGGAACTAGTTTATTTGGTGGTAGTGGTGGTGGATTTAATCCTGACATTGGTGGAATACCAGATACTTATGTAGGAATGGCAGAAGGTGGTTCTGTTAGAGGTGGTATGCCAATCACAGTAGGAGAACGTGGTAGAGAATTATTCATACCTTCATCAAATGGAACTATTGTACCAAACCATGATTTAGGAAGTGGAATGAATATAACATTTAATATTCAAGCAAATGATGTTAGAGGTATTAAAGAATTATTAATTGATAATAGAGCAACTATAATTAACTTAGTTAATCAAGGTGCTAATGCGAAAGGAAAATCTAATATAGTATGAGTGGCACATTCCCATCAAGTCCAGCACCAAGAGATGTAGCAATATCATCTAATCAAAATACTATTGTTACGACTACTGCTTCTGGCAGACGACAAGCTAGACAAATAGATGGACAAAAATTTAGATTAAGAATTAGATTTCCTGTTATGACTAGAGCAGAATTTGCACCTATTAATGCTTTCATAATGAAACAAAGATCTCAAATGGAATCTTTCCAATATGTTCCACCAACAATAGATGATTCTTTAGGAGTTGCTTCAGGAGTTATATCTGTAAATGGTTCTGTAAGTGCTGGTGCTACATCTTGCTCAATAGATGGTATGGCAAATAGTACATCAGGAATATTTAAAGCTGGAGATTATTTTAGATTTACTGGACAGAATAAAGTTTACATGGTTGTAGCTGATGTTAATTCAAATGGTTCTGGTGCAGGAACATTAACTTTTGAACCACCATTAAGAGCAAACGTATCTGACAATACAGTTCTAATTTATTCTAATGTAGATTTTACAGTTGGTTTAACTGGAGATATTCAAGAATTTACTATTGGCACAGAAAACTATTTTCAATACGAAGTTGATCTTATAGAGGTATTGTAATGACTAGATCATTAAGTGCTTCGTTAATAACAGAACTTGCAACTAATAAACTTAATCCAGTTGAATTAGTTTATTTAGGTATAAGCACAGGAACATATTACACAGATCATTACAAAGATATTACTTATGATGGAAATACTTATACAGCTTCATCATTATTTTTAGGTAGTTCAGAAGTACAAGAAACTGCTGATGTTGCAGTTAATAATCTTACACTTAAATTCTCAGGTGCAGACACAACTATTATAAGTCTTTTATTAAACAACAACTACATGAACAAACAGGCAAAAGTTTATAGAGGTTTCTTAAATGATTCTCAGGAATTAATAGCAGACCCATTTCTTTTATTTGATGGAAGAATAGCTAATTTTGCTCTTGAAGAAAATGCAACTACATCTTCAATTAATATTGTCATAGCATCACATTGGGCAGATTTTGAAAAAGTATCTGGTAGAAGAACTGCTGAGAACTCTCAAAAACTTTATTTCCCAAATGACAAAGGAATGGAGTTTGCAAGTAAGACTGCACAAAAAATTAAATGGGGTTCAGCTTAATGACTGACTTATATAGAGTTATTCATTTATACAGACAGTTTAAACAATATGATAAATTTACTTACGCAGAATTAGTTAAAATGATAACACCATCTTTAAACTTAGATCAATACCAAATTCATAGATTAGGCAATCAAGATATTGGATTTACTAACTGGGCTTTCCTAAGCGATACAGTAGAGGAAAGATTTAAACTATCATTAAGATTAAAAGATAATGAATGGAACTGTGGAGATAATATTTGGGTTATGCAAATACTTGCTAAAAGCCACGCAAAAGAAATTATGAAATGGGTTAAAGATTACTTTAGAGATAAAATTGAAGTTAATGAATCTGTTAAGTGGATTAGAGCAGATGAGAACTTTAAGATTTACAGAAGATCAGAAAAATTTAAAAGAGAGTTTCATATATGAGTCCCCCTATTATATCAGCGATTATAACTACAATCATTACTACAGCAATAAGTTATTTAATTGCACCAAAACCAAAAGCACCTAGATTTAATTCAACTGATGAAGCTAAAGGAACTTTAGTAAATAAAGATTCTAACAACAATCCTATTCCTGTTATTTATGGTAAAAGACAAGTAGGATTAACTAGAGTGTTTGTTGAAAGTTCTGGTTCTGATAATCAATATCTTTATGTTGCAGGAGTATTATGTGAAGGTGGTGGTGCAGGAATCACTGCAATAGATGAAGTTTATGTAGATGATAAATTAGTAACATTTGATGGTGCATTAACTGATGGAACTTTAAGACAAGTAAGTAGTTCAGATACTAACTTTTATAAAGGTGGTGAAAGTTTAATATCTATTCAATCATTTTTTGGATTAGATAATCAATCAGCTTCTTCTTTGCTTGACGAAACAACTAACTGGACAACAGACCATAAACTATCTGGTCTTGCTTATGTTGCTTTAAGATTTAAGTGGAATCAAGATGCTTTTAATGGATTACCAGAAGTTAGAGTAACTGTTAGAGGTAAAAAAGTTTATGACCCAAGATTAGATTCTACTAAAGGTGGTTCTGGTTCTCACAGACAAGATGACCCAACTACTTGGGCTTATTCTAATAATTCATCATTAGTTCTTTTAGATTATTTAAGAAATAGCAGATATGGAAAAGGATTACCTAATGATGCTTTTGAAACTAATTATGATTCATTTAAGACTTCAGCAAATACCTGCGACACACAAGTTACACCTTATTCAGGTGCAGTAAGCGATATAAATTTATTTGAAACAAACGCAGTTATAGATAGTGAAAAAAAGGTATTAGAGAATGTAAGAGAATTGCTTGTGCCAATGAGAGCAATCTTTAATTACACACAAGGTAAATACAAAGTTATTATTGAAGGAACAGGAAGTTCACAATTATTATTAACTAAAGATAATGTTGTAAGTGAAGTTAAATTACAAGGAGAAAACAAATCTGAGAAATATAATAGAGTTGTAGGAACATTTACAAACCCTGAAAAAGATTATCAATCAGACACAGTTTCATACCCACCTTATGATGATTCTGTATTAGACCCAGCAGATCAATTTGCTACAATGCTAACTGAAGATAATGAAACCTTATTAGAGAGAAGCTTTGATATGATTCACGTTACATCACCTTATCAAGCTGAAGAAATTTGCGAGAACATATTAAAAAGATCAAGAAACAATTTAAAAGCAGAAGTTACAGTTACATCAGAAGCACTTAATTTATCTATTGGAGATATAGTAACAGCAACGTATGAGACTGCTGGATTTGTAAACAAACCATTTCGTGTAATGTCTCTTGCTATTAATTCAGACTCAACAGTAACTTTAGGATTAGAATCACATCAAGATAACTTCTATACTTGGGAAGAAAAAGGCGAAGCACCTACAATAGCTGATACTGTATTACCAAATCCTTTTTCTGTATCTCCACCAGCTTCTATTACTTTAGATGACCAATTAATTGAATACTCAGACGGAGTTGTTATTACAGCTTTAGATATAACAATCGGTGCATCACCAGATAACTTTGTAGATTACTACCAAGTAGAATATAAACTAAGCACAGATACTGATTATCTTATATCTGGTCAGGTTACAGGATTATTTCATAGAATACTAAACGTAAAAGATGGATTTACTTACAACGTAAGAGTTAAAGCATTTAATACATTAGGAGTATCTTCTACATACACATCTGCAACAAGAACTATTGTTGGTGGAATTGCACCACCTTCTGATGTAACAGATTTCTCTTGTAATATTATTGGTGGAGATGCACATTTATCTTGGCAACAAATAGCAGACCTAGATTTAGCACATTATCAAATCAGATATTCTACATTAACAACAGGTGCTTCTTGGGGTAACTCAGTTTCTTTAGTTGAAAAGGTTGCAAGACCAGCTACTTCAGTAACAGTTCCAGCAAGAGTAGGTTCATATCTTATAAAAGCAGTAGATAAAAATGGTAACTATTCTTCTAATGAAACAATCATTGAAACAAATGTATTAGCAATAGGAAATTACAATGCTGTTGCAAGTCAAACAGAATCTCCTACATTCTCAGGAGTAAAAACTAATGTAATAGTTTCTGATGGAACATTAAGATTAG